ACAGTTAAACCATTATAATTAGTTGTAACATTAGCAGTTGTTAATGTTTTACCTGCCATTGTTGTAGGTAATCTTGCATCATTTAAAGTTCCTGATGTAATATTAGATGCAGCTATACTTGCTACATTAAATGTTCCAAAACCAACTATATCAATAATATCTGCTTGTGTTGCACCAGTTGCTAATACTACTGATGTTCCTGAAGTTACAGTTACATCTGTACCATTAACTAATTTAACACCATTTAAATATACATCTATAAATCCTGCATCATAAGCAAGTGTATTGCCATTATCATCTGATCCTGTAAATGTAGTTTGATTAGCAGAAGCTGTGTATTTAAATCTTGCAGATGTTCCATTAACTGTAGAACCTGCTGCTGCCCAACCAGATGATTTATAAACTTTTAATTCATTTGCTGTAGTGTCAAAATATAAATCACCCACATCCAAAGAACTACTTGGTGCTGATGATGCTACTCTATATCTTTCACCAAAACTATTAACACCAGTAATATTTGCTGCTGTTGTATTAACATTTGATATTGAACCAGCTACAGTATTAACATTAGAAATAGAACCACCTACATTAGTAACATTAGTATTGTTAGATGCTACTGTATTAATATTAGTTGAGTTACCAGCAACTGTATTTACATTTGCTATTGATCCACCAACATTTGTTACATTAGTATTATTTGATGCAACTGTATTTATGTTTGTAGAGTTTCCAGCTACAGCAGTAATATTAGAATCATTATTTGCAACTGTTGTAATGTTAGAACTGATTGCAGCTACTGTTGAAACTTCTGTAGCTTTAGGAGTTAATCTATGAAAAGTATAAGTATTTAATGTTGTAGTTGTTTCTACAAGTACACCAAATCCTGCTGTTAAAACTGTAGAACCACATCCAGTTATTGTTACTGTAGAACCACCTACAGTTCCACTTGATATACTAACAGTTCCTCCAGAAGGTGTTCTTGTACTTGATATTGCTTGTATTGAAACGATTGTTCCTGCACCATCATTTACATCTGGGTTTGTATTTGGAAAACTTGTTTCATTTGCTATAGGAAAAAAACCACCTACATCATCTACTAAATCTATAACTCTTGCATTGATAGCAGCAGTTGTTGCTATGAAGTCATCACTATTAGACCATGATTGACCAGAGTTAATTAATTCAGATGTATCTTTATTTAAAAATCTAGTGTCAGATGCTGATGTTGTATAGAAAGTATTATTGTCTGGTGTATGAGATGCTTGTTCTGAACTTGTAACTATAGCTGCATCTGCAATCTTACCAATCGTTACAGCATCATCTGCTATCTTTGCAGTAGTTACATTAGTATCAGCTATCTTTGCTGTTGTAATTTGTGAGTCTGCAATATGTGCAGTATCAATACTACCATCTACATAATGTTCTGAATCTATACTATCATCTGCAATCTTACTTCCATTAACTGCGTCTGCATTTATTTTAGCAGTTGTAATTCCATTGTCAGCTATTTTAGCTGTTGTAACATTTGCATCTGTAATTTTTGCAGTAGTAATTGCATTGTCTGCTATTTTAGTTGTAGTAACTGCATTAGCATTTATCTTTGCTTCTGTAACTGCATTAGCATTTACTTGTGATGCTTGAACTGCATTGTCAGCAATCTTTGCATTAGTAACTGCATCATCTGCAATTTTAACTGTAGTAACAGAACCATCTGCTAATGTTATAGTTGTAACAATTCCAGTTGGAATTGAATTACTTGTTTTAGATAATATACCAATATAAACATTTGAGATAGAACCTGATGTAAGAGTTCCAGAATCAAAAGTAACATTAATAGTTGTGTTTGAAGAAAATGAAGATGAAGCTATTGTTCCAACTAAAGTATTAGCTGAATCTATAATTTTAATTCTTCTACCTGCATGATAGATTGCACTTACATCTACACCATTAATTGTAAAAGAAGTTGCTGATGCGTAAGCTGCTGTATAAGCACCATCACCATCACCATATTCTACCCATTGTGCATCATTGAACCACTCTCTAGTATTCTTCATCAATGCTCTGATTGCATTGTTTAGATTAGAGGGTAGCATTCCTTCTGCAACAGAAATACCATTTAATGATGTGTTACTAGCTTGTGTTGTTGAATAATCTTTTATACCTGCCACTTTATTCTCCTATGAACCAAGCAAATGCTTTATTGTTTTCTTGATTCTTTTCGTTAATCAATGCGTTGATAGCTTCTTCAATTTGTCTTTGAAAGAACTCTTGAGTTTCAAAACTGTATCTCACATTATCTATATCACTTTTATCTGTCATCTCAAGCCTGATCTTGATGCAACAATATCTATTCCTTGTGCATCTTTCCAAGCTCCTCCACTTGGTATTTTTACATTAAATTTTACATATCTTCCAGATTGTCTTACTGGATTAATACCTGTTGTATTCATACTTGAAACAGATGATTCTGTACTACTATCTGCTAGTTTATCTCTAGTTTTTATAGTTACAGTAGCTTCAGCATCTACAATAGGTCTTACACCTATTATATTTGATCTTGTTCCTGGAAACAACTCAATTTCTGAAGTTTCTATTTCTCCTACATTTGCAGTACCAGAAAAGATAGCTGCTTTAAAATTATTATCTATTGCACCTAATAGTAATTGTCCTCCAGACCAAAAGTCAGTATCTAAAGCAATATTAATTTGATCCAAGTTTTGAGATATAATATCCATTAACTCTACTGTATATGCACCAACAAACTGTGAAAATATTGTACTAGCATTAGCTTCAGCAGTTGACCATTTTTGTGTAGCATAATTATAAATTAATATTTTATCACAAATACCTGTAGTGTTAGATGTATTAGAAGCTGAAGGATATAACCACATAGCAAGTTGATTAAATGGATCAACAGCAGCACATATTCTATCAGCAAATGCTTTGTTTAAATCTACATCAAAAAATCTATTTACTTTTTCTGCACCTATTGAAATAACTTGATCTCCATTGATTTCAAAGAAACCATCATCTGCATAAAAGAATACTCTACGATTATCTTGACAAACTGTTCTACCATATACTGCACCTCTGTTAGGTGATATTACTGATAATCTAAATACTGTTGCACCACCCACATAGTCCATACGAACTATTTGATTTTGTCTAAACACATAACCAATCTCTCCTGATGTTATATGTGTAATCTGTCCACCTGAACCTGGTAGGTCTTGCAAGTCTGATTGTTTAGTTCCAGGCGACCAAGTTCCAATATCATTGATACCTGACCATTGTATTCTATTAGATGCGTTACTATGATTTCCTGTAACTAAAAAATCTCTGATAACTCCTGACACTCTAAAGTTAGGTAAAGTACCACTTGTTGTAATAGTAGATAAATTTGCAAAATTAGTTGATGTACCCATTAAAAAATATTGTGGAGCATCTACACCATTTGTTGCAATTACATAATTACCAAATTGTGTAAAAGTCCAAAAGTCATCATTAGAACCTGTAAGACTTCCTTTTCTTGAAGTAAAAGTACCACCAGCTAATTGATATATATTTGTGTTTGTAGAAACAAAATTAAAAACTGTATTTGAATTATCTCTAAATGAACCTGCACCTCTACTATCAGCAGCAATATTATTTGATGAATAACTTACTAATGAAGGAAATCTTTTATAAGATTGTCTTGCAAAATATACATTGTTGGCAATATTTGCACCAGGATTATTATGCTCTGGTTGATCAGGAAGCCACTCTCCAAAAGGTATTTGCATTATTCTCCTATTGGTTATTATTTGTTACTGCAACATATCTGTCATTAAATGAACCAGCCACAGTAACATCACCTCTTTGTTGTAAAGGTGCATTACCATATTGATCTTCTCTGTCATTTCTTTCTAGTCTTTCAAGAGCTGTAGCATACATTTGTTGCCATTGTTGAACTTGTCCTGGTTCAATACCACCTAAAAAATTAGCAGCATGATATAAAGATCCATATAAATATATTGCAGGATGATTTGATAAAATATAATTTGATGTATTAGAATTAGATAAAGGATCAAATTCTTTATAATAATTTAACACTCCAGTATATGTGCTTGAAGGTGTAGGTGCAAATCTAAAATTATCTCCAAGTATAGTAAAAGTTTCTGGCATACCAGAAGTTGAACTACCTTTGATTTGATCCATTTGTGCAGGAGTAATATAAGTAAGTGAATGTTTTGTACCACCTTCTACAATATAAAAATCTCTTACTTGTAAAAAACCACTTGGTAATGCAACTGTTTCTGCATTAATAGAAAAAGAACTATCAGTTGCGTTCATTTTTCTTATTCTTAATTTAGAGTTAAAATCTTTTTCTGTTAATACAATAAAATCTTCTGAAATCTCTGATGTTAAATCAGTTCTATTTAACCAATTTGCTATAGATGTTTTTAAATCTGAATAAGTTGCAAGTGCCATTATAATCTACCTTCTGCTGTTCTAAAATATCTAAACTCACTTGAATTTAGTTTTTTTTTTAATATTTGTTTTTGAACTTCTTTTGGTAGTCCAAACCAATTGTTACTACCATTATACTCATTTGCCCAGACAGATAAAGCTATTGTTGGAATACTAGCCACTCTTTTCATATCTCTTGATTTAGAATAACCATCATTAAGATTATATAATCTTTTATTATGTTGAATATGTGGATTGATATTAACTTCTTCTTTGGTTACAATCTTACCTTCCATGTCATCTTTCATGTAAGTAGTTTTACTTAAACCATCAATAGTAATGTCTTTTCTCATACTCTACCTTGTCCTTTGTAACGACTTTTTTTAGCCATTCGTTTTTCATGTTTGTTCA